GAGAAGCTGGAAGACTACTTCCGTATGTTACCTCTCACTCCCTTCACACAAGACGACATCATCCCGTGGCCAATACCCAACAATCACGCCTGCATAACACACCCAGTACAAAAGGGCGGTACGGCAGTTGCTCTCGTTGAGATCGACACACGGTTACGGTTGGAACGTCTATGTCCCGTAATTGAGGGACCGCGCCCAAAAACATGGGCAGAAACCGTAACTGGTTTCAGGAGCAAATTCTCCGATGTCAATGAGATCTTTGACGACATCGATGCTCTCGCGGAAACTGCAATGGATAAGCCGGGTGAACCCGACTACATCCACATCACAGGCAGTTACATAGACATGTTACAAGTTCCAGTACGACCGGTCGCCATCGCAGAGATGGGAGCAAAAGTACGGGTCGCATCTCTTCACCCCGCCGAGGAGGTCACTGCCTCGCGCCGCCTGACGCAACTATGGATGCAAAAGCTCAAAGGCTTAGTTGTGCATCGATCGATTCTACGCAACGAATTGGTAGAACTCGACGCGTCAGAACAATTCTTTTACAGCGCTGATCTATCTGCGGCAACTGACCACATCGACCACACTCTAGCACGCTGCGTTGCCATATTACTATGTCACAAGATCGATCGACCATATGACATCGACTTAGTAATGAAGATCTTCGGTCCAAAACTATGCAATGGCGTCGAGACCACATGTGGAATCCACATGGGCCTCGGCCCCACCTGGATCATACTAAGTCTATTAAACGGTTTTGCAGCGTGGTGTTCGGGTGCACGACGAGAAACATACAGGGTCTGCGGCGATGATCTTGTTGCATGTTGGAGTAAGGAAACGATCAAGCGGTATGAGGATACGATGGAACGACTCGGTCTAGTTGTAAACAAGAGCAAGTCATTCGTTGGCCGTCGAGGAGTATTTTGCGAGTTATTGGTTCGCAGGGTTGGTCCGAATCGGGCAGAGGCTCACAATGTGGGCCATCTGGCCGAAATTACGGGCGCCAAGCTTACCGGTCGATTCAGCAAAAATCCTCTCAGCGTTGCCGACCACCTACGAGATGTGGCCATTTTGCGGCAAGTCTGTGACGTAACACGTCGACGACTCGTACCTCGACTTCGAACGCCGGGACGTGTATGCAATGGAGGCAACGGATTCGGTTCATTGACGGATCGAGGACTCGCTCGAGTCATTCGATCACCAGTTCAACTCACCAAAACCGATGGCGTTTTGTCAGAATTACATCCGCTAGTGCACCCGGACCGAGAAAGTGGTGATATACCACTGTCGGAGGCGGTCATACACTTTTCAGCGGCGATCCAACTCAACGCCAACCTCACAGGACAAACACGTGCCGCCGTCCCACTTCCCGTGGCCGATTTCCGACTAATATCGAAACTCGACCGCGTGTATTACGACCGTTCCTCACTCATACAACTAATACAACGTTCCCAATTGCCGCGCCAAACTCGACATACACTTCTTTACATCCTAAAGCGCCGCACTACGATAGTGTCCCGTCCGAAGATTCGGCAACGACTGGAGCGTCTAGCTTCGTCGCGCCGTCGCGAACAGTTCGTTAGCTCTGATGATCTATGTGAGCTCATACAAGACAAACTGAACCTCCGGTTCAGGGATCGGATACAGCTTTCGCTGCGTCCGAATCGCGCACCTGCTAAGGTGGGCGAAAGGCCTGGTCTCATTGGTGACCAG